CCGGGTCGCCGTCGGCGCCGAGGCGAATGGCGCGGGTCTTCGGTAGCGTGGCCGGGTCGAGCGTAGGGTAGCCGCCGCGCTGATACTTGGCATAGACGGCGCGGGACCCTTGGACACGGACGACGTAGCAGGTATCGTTGACGCGGTGGGTGCAGTCGCCGCACACGCTGGCGTAGGCGCCAGACTTCCACGCTTGGGCTGGGGTTTGGCCGGTGTCGGGCAGGATGTAGAGCTGATCCATGTCACCGGTCTTCTCGTTGTCGGATCCGGCGGTGACGATGGCGACGATGGGACGGCCGTCTAGCTGCGACGGCCCCTGATAGACGATGGCTCCGGCAAATTTGGTTGCGTGGGTCATGGGTTTCTCCTCTACTGGTTGACGGGATGGCACTCGACGTAGGCGTCGAGGCGGGCTGAGAGATCGCGCAGGGTTTGGGCGACGATGGCCGGGCGGTAGTCGGCGATGCGGATGCAGGGGAAGCTGGCCTTCCATTGTCTGCCATTGATGCGCCGAATGTGCCAGACGCCGTGCGCGTAGCCGACGTATTCGCCGCGACGAAAGCTTGAGCGTTCGATGTTGTGATACATGATGGGTTTCTCCTCGTAGTTTGTGTGGTGAACCGAGAAATCTCGGTTGGTTGTCGTGTGTGCGTGGTGCGTGTGTGGCTGACGAATGCGGTGTCCAGACGCCCGTGGATGGGCGTCTGGATGGGTGTTTGTGTTTGTCGTTCATGGACGGTTCATCCCGACAGGATACGAGTCACCCGCCGCGCACGGTGCGCGAACGGCGTATCCCAGCTCGTCCAGTGTCCGGATTCTCGTCGTGCCTGCCACGACGAGGTAAGCATCCCCGCTGTAATCTGGTTCACGAGCATGGCTGCCTCACGGCAGTCGTTTGGGAGTGTGAGCCTGCGCCCCAACCGAGAAATCTCGGTCGGTCGCCATTTGTTCTGTCGCCTCGGGGCTACGCAGAGGCGCGGGATGTAGTTGTGAATGAACGACTTACGAGCTTACCACTATAGCTTATGCCAACCAATTTGCTATGTCAACCCCCCCCCCACATTGAACCGTGCAACCGAGAATTCTCGGTCGGGTGCCGCGCTCGGGCCGCGCTCGGATGCCGCGCTCCGGCCGCTCAGGACTGACACGCGCAGCGTGTCAGGCCGCGCTCCAACTGGGAGACCGCGCTCCAGCCGCGCTCCAGCTCGTATGCGCCCCCACCCGCGCGGCGGGTGGGGCCACGGGGGGGGGCCGCCCCCTTGAACCGAGAAATCTCGGTTCAGCCGAGCGCGTCTCGGTTCAACCGAGAAATCTCGGCTGAGGGGCCCGGAGGGGCCCGAAAAGGGCCCCAAACAGGGGGCCAAAGAAAAAAACAGGGGGGCCAAAGAAAAAGCTTGCGCCCCCAATAGCGTTGTCGTAGCATTCACGTATCGCGTGCATGGAGCACGCTTGGAGGAGAGAATGAAGAAACGCAAACAGCAAGACGTTGAACCGGCGGCGCAACTCAAGGTCTACGCTGAGCAGGGTGTTGCGGAGGTGAAGACCCGCACGCTGCTAGATACCCTCACCGCCTACGTGCAAGCGGAGGGCCCCGCCGTCGCAAGCGCGCGGGCTGTGCAATCCGCTTTCGCCGCCCTGATCACCAGCGTTATTGGAATGATGCGCGCTGAAGTTGTCACCGGCACGCGTGCCGCCCTGACGCAGGCGGAGTACGACGGGCTGCGCCATGATTGGGCGGTGCCGCTTGGCTACCCGGTTCCGGGGCCAAAGGGCGACAAGGGCACGGACACGTACCGCGCCCACGACGCCCGCGACACGTTCTACCGACAGACTCTCGGGCTCGTGCGCTTGCATCCTGTTCAGAAGACGGCCGAGGATGCGGACACGCGATTCCGGGGCGGCACGGTCAAACGCGCTGCAGGGCGCAAGGCGTCGAAGGCGTCGAAGGCGGTAGCCGTGAAAGTTCCGGCGGACGTCTACAAGGCGCTAGTGGCGGCGCTGCAGCGGGGCGCCTGTGAGAAAGCGCTTGTGCTGGCCATTGAGGCGGTGCCTGCCGCCCCCAAGAAAGCGTAAGCCATTCAAGCCCGGGCCACAGCGGCCCGGGCTTTTTTTTGCGCCTGAGCTTTGCCGTGCAAAGCGCTTTGTGGCGCAGAGCCAATCGGGGCTAAGTGATTGATTCTAAAGGGCTTACGGGCCCGGAGGCGAGACCCCCCACCCTACCCCTTGGGGGTAGGCACCCCACCACCCCCGCCAAAAAAAGGCTTCCAAAAATATACACGCCCCAAAACTCCACCCCTTGACCCTACACTTGAGAAGTGGTATAATAGGAATTATGCCTCCAGCCGACTACTACCATGAGCACAAAGAACGTGTCCGGGCCTACAATCGCGCATGGTATGCCGCGAACAAAGACAAGGCCCGCGCCCACGCTAAAGCCTTTCGCCAACGCCACCCCGAGAAAAAAAGCGCATACAAGAAAAAAGCACGAGAGATGCGGGACAACGAAACACCACGCGAATGGCAGCGGCGCACATTCAATATGCGCAAGCGCCCCGCAGGCCGCCACCAACTCAAGCCTGAACATTTAGCATGGCCCACCCATTGCCCCGTATTGGGCTGGGAACTCGACTACACGGGCACCGATCCTCAGCGTGGATGGTCGATCGACAAGTTTGACCCCGCACTCGGCTATGTGCCGGGCAACGTCACCATCATCAGCCGTCTCGCCAACACTATCAAATCCAACGCCACCATCGAACAAGTTGAGCAAGTAGCGGCATGGATGCGCAAGAAACGTGCCACCTTATAGCAAGACCCATGCCACTTTTGCGCCTCGGGTGGGCGGCAAAGTGCGCCGCCACGGCCCGTCAGGGCCGTGGTACGGGGCGCACAGAACGCGCCCGCGAAAAAACCGCACCACAGGCCCAAGGCGCCACGATCGCCCCCTGTCCGCGGGTACCCCCGCCATCCGCCCCCAAAACCGCACCACGGGCCTCTAATGCCGTTTAAACGCCTTGTGCCGTCTGGGGCCCCACCGCTTTGGGGCGTGTCAGGCTCGCTTTGGGTGCTGAGAGTGTGTCAACCCCCCCCTTTAGGGGGGGTGACACACTCGACCCAATACGCTGATAACACGAGCATTTTCAACAACTTAGCGTGTGTCACGTCCGTGTGTCACGGTGTGTCAACCCTGAAATTTTTGACACACTGACGTAAGAACTCCTTTCGCATCAACCACTTAAGAGTGTGTCACGCCAAAGACACATTTTGCCACATGTGCTGTGCCACATGTGTGTCAACGCGCCCAAAAATATTTTTCACAAGCCCTGTTGCCGCATCCACAGAAGGACTTTTTCGACTTCAGCAGCGGTGGCATCAGTTTTGATCCGATTGGCCAGACGCGAAATAATCTTGACGTTGCCCGGAACATAGCCCAGTTCAGGAATCAGCCGGTCAATGCTCCATCCGTAGTTAACGTCCTGTCCGGTATAGTCCAGTTCGACGCCTAACACGGGGCAGTGCGTAGGCCAGAGCAAGTCGGAGGCGTTGAGATGCTTCATCTGCAGCTCATCCGGAAGTCCTTTGGTGTCGCTATTCGCGTGGCGTTTATGTGCCCACGTCCGCTGGCGCCATGCCATGGCCGTTTCTCCATCTCGTCGCGCTAAATAGCGGTTCCGCACCACTTTGCGTGGAGCGTCGTCAGGCGCAGGAGAGGGAGGCGTGGGGGGACGTCGAGCATCAGGATGGGTCGCATCGTGCTGCGCAGCCGCAAACCGGGCAGCAAACGCTTTTCGTTCAGCTTTGAGCCAGAGGCGCTCAGCTTTGCGTGCCGCATCCTGCTGGGTGGCCTTGAGTCGAGCCCGCCGCGCCTTTTGGTACGCGGCGCGTTGCGCCCGTCGTTGCTGTGCCAAGGCACGGGCCTCAGCGCGGGCCTGTTTGCGGGCCTCAACCTCGGCAATGGCCACCATCTTCTTGTGTATCCTGTCGCGAGTAGAGAGTTTATCCATACAAACAGTCTAGCACATTATGTATAATGTGTCAACGACATGCCCGGCGGCCCTGCCGCCGGGTGCCGCCGGGTTTCGCGGGGATTTATGCACCATAAATCCAGCATATATCACAAGATACGCAAAAATGGGCCAGATTTATGGCAAAATGACGTTTGATTTTTGTGCAAAATGTGGTATAATGTCCCGACGTGCCAAAGGAGATCGAAGTGCAAGGGGTGGGGGCTTCCGAATGGGCCCCTCCTGCCGTCCCCGCCGGGGACGCCCCTCCTCCACAGGAGCCGGTGCCGTCGTTGCAGGCCCCCACCCCCCCTCCGTTTCACACCAAAGGTGTGAAACGGAAGCGTCCCCAGCGCACCAGCCTGCAAAATCCACAGCAACAGAAGGCGCGGGCGCTCAAAATGCTGGAAAAACGGGTCATCGAGGGCAAAACGGTGCCGCAGATTGCCCAAGAATTTAATGTCAGCACCCAGACGGCGCAACGGGCCCTCTCCTTTGCCGCCAAGGGCGACCTGATCGTCGGCTTCGAGGACACCCTCCTCAAAGATCTGGTGCCGCTGGCCCAGACCGCCGCCAAGATGGCCCTGATGGAGGGCAATGCCAAAGTCGCCCTCGAAGTCTTGAAGGGGGTGGGGCTGCTCCGCAGCACCCACACGCGCACCCAGACCCAAGTGGCCGAGGAAGATGCCCTCAGCCGCTACATTGCCCAGAAACGGGCCCACTCGCAGCTCTTGGAGGAGACCCTTGACGCCGACCCCACCGACCCCGCCGCTCTCCCGCCAGCAGCTGCGGGCCCAGATACGCCGACAACTGCTGCAGCGCCTGAATCCGGCCGCCCTGCCCCGGCGCCAACGACGCCTGCTGGCCCGGACGCTCATCCAGCAGTGGCGCCCCACGCTGACGGCCGCCCCGGAGACCTAAATGTTTGACCATCTCAAAGAAAGCTTCATGGAGGGCCACTTCCCCCTCCATCTGGACGCCACCCAGACCGCCAATGGCGACTACGAGGTGAGCTGGACGGCGCCCAGTGGCGACCGCTACAGCGCCACCGATACCTCGCTGTCCGAGGCCAATCGGCGCTGCACCGACCAGATTCGTGAGGGCGTCCTCAAGGGCACCATTAGCTTAGGCCGCTAACACATGCCCCCGAAGAAGACGGCCGTCTCGACGGCCCGCACCAGCGACATCGGCTACGTCCCGTTTGCGGACGTCATTGCCGACCCGCAGCTGATGCAACCGCTCTGGGCCGACCTGAGCCTCCCCCAGCAAGTGGCCCTCAAAGCCTTCTATGGCCTCCCGCTGCACAGCGACGCGGAACAGCGGGCGTGGGCCATCTTGCAGGGGTCGTGCCGCGTCGATGCCCTCGGCTACCCCATCGAGGTGACGCCCATCCCCTACACGCCCAAAGAATACGACGTCTTCGTGGGCATCTTGGGCCGACGCAGTGGCAAGTCCTCCCACATCACGGCTTTTGCCACCCTCTACGAAGTCCTGTTCGGGGGGCACATGGCGCATGTGATGCCGGGCCAAGATGTGGTCGTGCCCTACATTGCGCAGGACTTGGCCACCGCCAAGGCCAACATGATCGCCATCGCCCTGATGGCCCAGCAGGTGCCCTTGCTGGCCAAGCAGCTGGTCTCGGCGACCCGCGACAAAATCGAGCTAAAGAACGGCCTCACCATCCTGCCCGAACCCCCCGCCATCAAGACGGGGCGCGGCTTTGCCATGCCCGTCGTCATTGGCGATGAGGTGGGCTTCTGGTATCGCACGGCTGAGGCGGCCAACCCGGACTACGAAGTCCAACGCGCCGTCTCCTACGCCCAGCTCCAGTTCCCACGGGCCAAACAATTCCTGATCTCGACCCCCTATACCGAGGAGGGCCTGCTCTGGGACTACCACCGCGCAGGCACCGGGGGCGCCAAACTCAGCCCGGAGGACCGGGCCGAATACGCCGAGACGCTCGTCCTGCAAGCCTCCACGGCCTGCATGGAAAACCCCCGCGTGACCCGGCGCCGCCTCGAAAAGCTGCAGCGGGACGATGCCGAAGCCTTTGTGCGCGAATCCTTGGCCCAGTTCGTCAGCAGCCTCTCGGGCTTCCTCCCCGCCGATCTGGTCCATGGGGCGTGCGTGGGCCATGGGGCCGAACGCACCCGCAACCAGAACGAAGCCGACGGCTGGAAGCCGACCTATGTGGCGGCCATGGACCCCGCGTTCCGCCACGACACCTTCGCATTCACCATCTGCCACATGGATGCCGAGGGTCGCGTCGTCCAAGACGTCCTGCGCACATGGACGCCCGACAGCAAACTGAAGCAGCGCCTCGACCCCGCGAGCATCATGAGCCAGATCGGGGCCCTCACGCAGGCATGGGGCATCAGCATGGTCTACAGCGACCAGTATCAGCTCGAAGCCCTCCAGCAGCTGGCGCTCCAATACCACTTCACGATCATTGGGCGGGACTTCACGGGCCAGTCCAAAGCCAAGATGTATGGCTCCCTGCTCCACCTGCTGCGCACCCACAAGCTGCACCTGCTGGACATCCCGGTCATCCTCACCCAGCTGACCCAGCTCCAAAAGAAACTCAACCCGATGGGCCATGTGCAGATTGCGGCGCCACCGGGCAGGCACGATGACGTGGCCAGCGTCATTGCCCTTGCCACCAGCGTGGCCGTGATGCAGGCGCCCGCCCGCACCGTCGAACCCAAAACGCCCAGCCTCTTTGACGAGGGGCTGGCCTGCATCAAACGCCGTCGGCTGGAGGCCGAAGTCGCATGGCAGTAACGCCCGAGGCTCCCAAGCGGGGCCGTCCCCGCAAACCGGTCCACGAAGCCCAGCTCCTCACCGAGCTGGTGGGCGTGGTCCGCGACACCCTCACCCAGCAACAGCACATCCTCCAGCAGTTGGCGCTGGCTCAGCAGAGCCAGACCGAACTGCTCACCACATGGATGCGGCTGATGACGCCCCCTGCTACCCCCACACCGTCCACCACGGCCGACCAGCGCGAGGCCATCCGGGCCGCCGCCGAGGCCGACTGGGAGCCGGTGCTGGCCCCCCGCCTCTCTGACCTCTTTGACGAGACCTTTGCCTCATGATCGAATCCACCTTTCCCGCTGACCAAAGCACCGCCCCGTCGCCGTCAACGGCGGCCACCACGGCGCCCCCCGTCCCGGCCACCGACGCCGCCGCCAACGAGAGCCTCTCGGCCGAACAGCTGGTGGCCGAGATCTACCACAAATACGACATCCGGCGGCAGATGCGCCGTCCCTACGAAGTCCAGTGGTATCTCAATGCCAGTGCGCTCCGGGGCTTCCCCGACGTCCGCTGGAATGCCGAACTCAACCGCCTCGAAATCAAGCGGGAACCGGCCCACCGCAAGCGCCACCGCATCAACCACATCAAGGCCAAATACGTGGCCCGCGTGGCCAAATACACCAAGACGCCTCCGGCGCCCACCGTGCTCCCGGCCACCACGGACCGCGACGACATCTTCAATGCCCGCGCCTCCCAAAAAGCCCTCGAATACCTGACGCGCAAGACCAACCTCCGCAGCCAGTGGATGCGCGTCATGCAGTGGGTGCCGGTGACGGGCAAAGCCTTCTGGTGGTTCCGCTACGACGAAGACCGCGTGGCCTATGCGCCCACCCTGCTCGACGGGGAGCGCCAGCCCATTATGGGCGACATCGAAGTGGACTACGGCTCCGCGTTCGAGTTCCTGCCCGCCGACCCCGGCATCGAGGTGCTGGCCGACCAGCCCGAGATCATGCGCGTCCGCATGGTCAAGTGCCGCGACATCGAGCAGCGCTTCGGACTGGAGCCCGGCTCCATCCCCAAGGAATCCAACGACGCCGACCTCTTCTTCTACCAGCGCCAGATTGCCGACCTCGGCACCCGCCAGCAGGGCATGGCGTCCCGGGCCATCACGGCCATGGGCGACGATATCAGTGACGGCTACGCCCTCCAGATCGAATGCTTCACGGCCCCCTGTGCCAAATACCCGCAGGGCCGCTATGCCGTCGTGGCCGGGCACAAACTGCTCCGCGCCTACATGGAGCTGCCGGGCCAGTTCCAGCACGTCCACCGCAACCCCTATCCGTGCGTCGAGTTCTGCGACGATGCGGCGCCGGGCCAGTTCTGGCCCGACGCCTTCATTGAGCGCATGGTGGGCCTCCAGTCCGAATACAACGAATACCGCTCCAAGATGGCCGAGAACTTGGCCATGCACTTCTTCCCCAAGCTCGTGGTCGCCAAGCAGCTCAACCTCGCCGAAGACGCCTACACGTCCGAGGCGGGCGAGCGTCTGAACGTCAACTACGTGCCGGGCATCCCGATGCCCAACTTCCTGCAGCCGTCCAGCGTCATCGGGGATGCGTGGAACGTCCTCAACACCATCAAGCGCGAGATGGACGACGTCTCCCTCATTTACCCGTCCGTGATGGGTGGGGCTGGGGGCGCCTCCAGCGGCTTCCAGACCAACCTTCTCCAAGAGGCCGCAGACCAAGTCCACGGGCCCGCCATCCAGCGCAACGCCATGGCGCTCGAAGAGGCCTACTACAAGCTGCGGCACCTGATGAAGCTCCACTACACGGAGCCGCGCCTCATCAGCGTCCTCGGGGCCAACAACCTCCCCGAGATCTACGAGTTCACCAGCGACTCCATTGACGAGCAGGCCGACGTCCGCATCGAGCCCGACAGCCTGATGCCCATGCTCCGCTCAGCCCGCGTCGATATGATCCGGGGGCTGTTTGGCGATGGCCTCTTTGGCGACCCCAAGGACCCCGTCACGCGCAAGCGCGTCCTCGACATGATCCGGATGGGCGGCTACGCCGACTTCGAGATCGACCGCGAGCAGCGCGACCAAGAGCAGGCCCAGCTCGAAAACATCCAGATGGGCCGGGGCGAACCGCTCGCCAAGCCCCAAGTCTGGGAAGACCACCGCATCCACTGGGAGTCGCACGTCGATCTCTTCAAGTCGCCCCAGTCCCAAGACTGGCCCGAGCCCCTCCGCGTGGCCTACGCATGGCACGCCCTCATCCACCTCTCCTACCTCTCCGAGGACGATGCCCTCAAGATGGCGGGCGAGTTTGGCCTGCGCGACAAACTGGAACAACTCCTCGCCCTGCGCCACCCCCCGGCCCCAGCGCCGGAGCCCGCGCCACCCGCACCGCCCCAAGGCGGGGGAGCTCCCCCGCCACCAGCGCCACCTCCGCCCCCGATGCCCCCACCCGGCCCACCCGCGCCGCCCGCGCCGGAACTGGGAGGCTTCCCGGAGGCCCCGCCGCCCGCGATTCCGCCTGAGGTCCTCGCCGCCCTCATGGCGCAAGGGCCGCAAGGTTGACGGCGCCCACAAAATAGTGTATAATACCGCTATCTCGTACGTTCGCTGACGTGTCAGCGTCCAGCCCCCTACGCGATGCCGATGGGGGGCTGGTCTTTTGCCCCTCGGAATCACGCGACTCCACGGCTCGCACCGCCAGAGACCCGCGTTTTTGCCAAAGACCTCTCTGCCGAGAGTTTGGCCCGTGCCACATATGTCAGAATCCGCACTGAACCCCGCGACCATTGACTTCACCTCCCTCCGGGAGCAAGCGATGGCGCATCCCGCTGGCAACGACACCGAGCCTACTGCCCCGGTCGTCGCGGAGTCAGCCCCCGCCCCCGTCAGCGCCAGTCCCGTGCCCGAGGCCGCCCCAGCGGCGACACCCTCGCTGAGCCCGGCCGACCTCAAGGTGCTGGACTTGCCCGAGGATGGGCATGTGCGGGTGAAGGTGGATGGACAGGAGCAGCTGCTCCCGGTCCACGAGTTTAAGGACGGGATCTCCCGAGAAGCGGTCTTTACCAAACGGATGCAGACGCTGGCCGAACAGCGCCGCTCAGCCGAAACTGAGCTGGCCGCCCAGTATGCCTACCTGCAGCAGCAGGCCCAAGCCCTTGAACAGGCCCAAGCCTATCTGCACCAGCAGGCGCAAGCGGCGTATGCTCCGGCCCAGACCACTCCCGAGACCTCAGCGGCCTCGATGCCGCAGCTCCAAGACCTCGCCACCGTCGGTGACGTGCAATCGCAGATCCAGCAGGCCGTGGC